TCAGGACGATTCCCAATACTTTGCGATCATTGGCCATGGGTCACTCAGGTCTTGGGGTTCAACAGTTGGTCGCGGAAGGCATCAGCCTCGCTCTCGTCTGCATGCAGGGCGGCCCGCACCAGGTTGAAGAGGCCGGCCTGCTCGAGGGCGAGGTCACGCTCGAGGAAATGAAGGTGCGCCACGATTGCTCGCGGCGTCATCTTCAGGACGTCGAGCCAGCGGTGGTTTCCTCGCCGGACGAGGCGGGTTGCTGCGCAGCAGAAGCCGTAGAGCGGGCCTTCCTGGACGCCTCCATAGCTTCGGAGAGCCGCGCGATCACCTTGGTGATCAGCGGCTCGGCCATCGCCATGATCTCCTCCAAAGGGCCGGTGCCGTCAGGCAGGCTCCCTTTCTTCACGGCGAGGAGAAGCGCCAGCGAGTCCCCCATCGGGAGCTTGCGGATGCCCGCGATCTCCTCCGGCGTTTCCTGGCGGATGGCGAAGCCGATCACCCTCGCCGCGAGCAGCGGGGAGGCTTTCAGGAAGGCCATTGGGCTGACGTTCTCACCCTCGGCTGCAGCCTCAGCGAAGAACGGAGCGACCTCAGGGAACCGCGCCACGAGGCCGGCAAGGTCCTCCAAGGTGAGGCCGTTGACCTCAAAGTCCTTGCCCCGGACCCTGACGATTTCAGGGGCCGGGACAACGTCAAGGATGGAGACCATGAAGCTTACGCCCCGCCCGAGGTCTTGGTGATCGTGCCGCCCGAGGCCTTGCCGCTGAACGACAGCGAGGTGGCCTGGTCGGCGATCAGATCCTGGGCGTCGGTCGGCACCAGCTTGAGCCCGGTGATGACATAGGTATAGACGGGCCCCGTCGAGTCGGCGGCACCCTCGAACTTGAGATCGCCGGTGAGAGACGACGTCTGCAGCATGTTCACGACATCGTTGCTGTCGGAGTCGGTGCCAAGTTCGCCAAGCCAGAACATGGCGAGGTTCTCCGGGGTGACCTCTTCGGCGGTGAACGCAACTTCGATATCCTTGCTGATCTCGAAGATCTTGTCGACCGAGCGGTTGCCGGAGCGTGACGTCTTGTGCTCGATCGTCTCGATCACGGCCTTGAGGGTCAGCTTCGGCACGTTGCCGACATCGCGCCAGGCACTCTGCCCCTGCTCGCGGAAGTAAACGATACCGCTCGGGATCTGATAGTTCTGGGTGCTTACGGTGGAAGGCATAGCCGGTCTCCTTTTAGAGGTCTGCCAGGTTGAAGCGATAGACGATTGAGAAGTGGAGGATCATCGAGGCGACGAGCCCTTCCCCCAGTTGGACGTTGGTGTCGTTGCCGGTGTACTGCGCGCCGATCTTGTTGCGGCCATGGGAGACACCCGTCAGATTGCGGAGTGTCTCGTCATTGCACACGGCGCTGATGAGCTTCCTTCGAAGAGTGCTCATGGTTGGGCCGGCGTTGTCCGACGTCACCACAAGGAAGGCGAAGTGCGGTGTCAGGTGCATATCTCCGGGAGCCTGCACCTCGCGCTTGCCGACCTCGCCGAGGAAGACCTCCTCACCGTCGATCAGCACCAGGTACGGAAGGTTCTCGGGATCGACGTCTACCTCCATGCGGCGAGCAGAGGGGTCAACCGTCTTGGCGATCTCGTAGAGGCGCGCCAGGATGCTTTCGCGGACATCGCTCACAGGTCATCGTTCCTCAGGTTCATGATGATCTCACCTGTCCCCTTGCCGGCTGGCCCGGGGTCTTGCCGGGCGCTGGTGATGAGCCAGGTGAGACCGTTGACGGTCAGGTTGCTGTCCTTGAGCTGGTCAAGCGTGATCCCAAGCGCGTCGAGATCGATCCGGCGGCACATCGCCCGCGGCTTGATGGTGCCAAGCGACAGCACGTCGACCTCAGCTTCCGCCCTGGGCATGCGGGTGATGACCCGGAGCGAATGCTCCGTGTTCCCGATCTTCAGCGTGGCGTCGGCTCCGAAGACGCGGTACTGGGGCCCGAGGACGATGGTGTCGAAGTTCATCGCAGGACCTCATCAATCGGTCGCTTCGGCCACCACGAAATGCGGCTCTCAAGGCTGGTGTTCACGACTTCGATGCGGCGCAACAGCAGCTCGGCCGGCAACAGTTCGAGCTGCTTCAGCTGCAGGTCCCAGTGGCTCTTGGAAGATGGCCACGGATGTGGCCGGTGGTGATGGGTGACGCCCGAGGGCGAGGCCTTCATGTCCGCACCGAGCAACACGATCCTGGCAACATCAAAGTGGACCGCGAGGTTGATTGCCGCGTGTAGAGAGGTTCGGTCCATCACCACCGTGCTGCGATCCGATGCAAGCGGAGGAGGCGGTGTAATCTTCTGCATGCGGACGGCCTGCGGCACGAGCCCGCCCCTGGCAGTCGTCACGATGGTGCCGCCATATTCCTTCAGACGCGGGCTGTTCTCCTGCCCCCAACGGTCATCCCCGAAAAAGCAGAACTGCGCGAAGGGCACCGAGAAGACGCTCGAATTGACCGCGATGACATTGCGGCCGCGCAGCTTCTCAAAGTCGAAGCCGACGAGGGACGGGCCACCGCCCACGATGAAGCATGTCTCCGCGGGCCAGATCGGCCGGGCTGTCCAGAAGTCGGCGGGCACCTCTCAGGCCCATTCCTGCTGAGCGAAGACGAGATTTATTCCGCGGTGCGCAGCGAGGAACCGCATCACCGGCAGCTCCACCGTGAAGTCATGGTTGCCGTAGCGCGTCTCTCCCTCGGCATAGCCATCGAAGTGGAACGTGGATGGCTCGGCCCGGTACACCTTCGAAAAACCCTCCTCGATCGGCAGCGCCTTTGCGGCCAGGACGTTGTCGAAGCCGATCAGCATCACCGTGTCTCCGACGGCTGCCGCCTCGATCGCCCAGCACGCAGCGATGGTCCCCCGCGTGAATTGCAGCTTGTCGCGCGTCCCGGCGCCGCCGAACTGCTGCACGCCGATCTCAGTCCAGCGCCTCTGGTCGACAATCTCGACCCTGCCCGGCGGGGCGTATTCCCTCGACAGGCGCCAGAGAAAGGATGCGATCCAGCATCTCGCCGGCCGGCGCCGGTTGTACTGCCGAAACCTGTCGATCAGGCCGTTGCTGATCTCGAACAGCCCGACGTCATAGCGGCTGCCGTAGTCATCGGCGGACTGCCAGTGCCAGTCCCACATGCGCACCACCATGTTGCAGCGGTCGATACGGGGCCCCCACTTGCGACCTTCGGCCGATCGCCCGTGGCCGATGATTGCGGTTACGGCCATAGGTCCTCGGCGAAGGTCAATGTGTTTCCGGTCTCGGCACAGAGGACGCCAAGCAGCTGGCGTTCGACGGCGATGTCGTGGCTCCCGCACCGGGTCTCACCGGCCTGGTAGCCGCTCCAGCGCCGCCAGTCGGGATAGGCTGCGTCGTAATGTGCGAGGTATGCCGGGCCGAAGGCTTCCTCCTCGGGAAGCAGCCGGCCGCGCCTCAGGTTGTCGAATCCGACCAGCACCACGTCACCGTCAGCGCCCGCCCTCTTGATCGCCCAGCACACCGCCGCACATCCGCGCGTCAGGTTGAAAGTTCTGGACTTCCCCGGCGTCCGGAGCTTCGCCGCGATCTCATTCCACCGCGCCGGGTCTAGCGGCTCCATGGCGGGATGGGCCGGCAGCCCATCCCTCATGAACCCCAGCCACGAGACGGCGGGAGTGGCGCTGTGCCGCCTCCGCCAGGCCTCGAGCTGCCTCTGGTCCAGGGCGACCACCCCATGGTCGTAGCGCCGCCCACAGTCGGCGGCGGCCTGCCATTCCCAATCCCACATCCTCAAGACCAGGTCGCAGGCGTCGATCTTCTTGCCCCAGCCGCGGTCCTCAGGGCTGCGGCCGTGGCCGATGACGGCGATCCTCATGCCTTCCATGCCGAGATGTGCGCGCCACCGTGGAGGTCACCAGCGACGTTGCAGCCGGCACAAGGGCTGAGACCCTCTCTGCCCCGCATCAGCTGCCGGCGGCGCTTGCTCATGGCCTTGGACGTCCACACCTCGAGCAGCGATTGCATGCCGAGGTTTCCGAATTTCACCTTCTTGGTCCAGTCCTGGGGGCAGAGCAGAACGTCCCCGTTCCAGTCCACGAGCATTTCATAGGCGGGGTAGCCGCAGGGGCGGCTGACGATCACCTCGTCCTGGTTGCCCACGGCCACGGAGCCGGCCCGATTGGTGAGATTCAGCCCGAAGTCGTCCACGTCGGTATGCCAGCGATCCCGGAGCAGGTAGGCTCCCACCCCGGCGGCTGCAAACCGCGCCTTGAAGTCCTCCACTTGGGCCGGTCCGTCATAGAGCGACACCACGAAGTAGCTCATGCCGGCGGCGGCGAGGCTCACGATGCGCGCTGGCGTCAGGCCGTCGCCGCTGGTCACGATCTCGCGGCGGAGGCCTGCGAAGGCCGTCACCAGGTCCTCGAGACGCGGGTGCAGCAGCGGCTCGCCATATCCGCAGAACGACACCCCACCTTCGAAGCGAAGCGCCCGGAGCTCGTCGCCCATCTTCTGTGCCAGCGCCACCGACATGTTGAGCGGCTGGTTGGGGTAGAACGCCGGGTCGCTGCGGGGGCAGAAGCTGCAGGCTCGGGTGCAGAGCTCCGTCGGGTTGATCTCAATCAGCGACGGTAGCGGCAAGCCATCGTGCAGCTGGACAACGTCCACCCACGCGGACTTGCGCCGCAGGTTCTCCTTGGTCGCCTCGTTCATGCCTGAAACACCAGAATTCCGTCGTCATGAACCGGCGCCTTGACGTTGTATCTGCCCTCGACGCAGTGCAGGCGCTGGCCGTATTTCGCCGAGAACAAGTCGAAGGCGCCCCAGTAGCCGTGGGCGATCTCACGCCCGAACCGCTGCTCGCCCCTGAGATAGGCTTGGGCGACGACCAGCGTGGCGCCAGGCTTCAAAAGGCCGAGGCAGTTCTCGACCACCGCGTCGAGCTGCGGCAGCACGTACCAGAGCACCTGGTTGAGCAGCACGACGTCGAAGCGGCCCGCGTGCACCGGCTTGCGAATGTCGCCCACCCGGAACGAGTGCTGCGGATAGAGCGTGCTGGCCAGAGCCACTGCGCGCCGGGAGATATCCATGCCGTGCCATTCGAGAGCGGTGTTCTCAGCCAGGTAGGCAAGTGCATGGCCGAGACCGCAGCCGACCTCGAGAGCAACACCCTTGCGCCCCTTGAGCACGTCGGCCAGTGCAGCGCGCGCCGCGCCGTAGTACCCAGCCATCGGAGCGCTTGTACCTGACTGCCCCCATGGGTCCGCCTCGTCGGCATAGAGCCCGTCGAAGTCGCCGACGAACTCCAGGCCGTCGGCCACTTCCCGAAACACCCGATCACCCATGTAGCGCCTCGAAGACGCTGTAGAAACGTTTCATCAGCGGCAGCGGCCCGGCCGTCACCAGGATGTGTTGGTCGAGTGGCGCCGCGAAGGATCCGCGGACGTGCACGTGTCGATCGCGCAGCGCCTGCGCCGTCTCGAAGCCGCCGCCTGGCACCTTGACCAGGACGTGGTTGGCGAAGCTGCCGCGCGCCTTGAACCCATCTTCCGTGAGCTGGTCACGAAGCCAGTCCCGCCCCTCGATCACCTTGGCCACGCCCGGAAGGATTGTGGCCTGGTAGGAGTTCATCATCGCCACCGCCGTGGCCATCGCTGGCCCGGAGAGCTCCCCGGACGGCCGGCTGGCCTCGAGGGGCTGGATCGCCGTGAACTGGCCGACCGCGAAGCCCACCCGAAGCGCGGCGGCGCCGAAGGCCTTGGAGAAAGTGCGCAGCACCACCAGGTTCTCGAACTCTGCCACCAGCGGCAGCGCCGTGGGGGCGCCGAAGCCGTGATAGGCCTCGTCCACCGCCAATATCGCGCCGACATCCCGGCAGTGCCGGGCAATGCTGCGGAGCTCGTCCAGGCTGAAGCACGAGTCGACCGGCTGCCCGGGATTGGGCAGGATCAGCAGCTTGACGCCCTTGGACATGGCCCGACAGACGTCCCGGGTTGTCAGCAGGTGGTCAGGCGAAGTTGCAATTTCGACCTTCCTGGCACCGAAGATCTCGGCGTAGAGCCCGAACATGGCACAGGTGGGCGCGGTGTAGGCTAGGCCGTCTCCCGGATCGCACGACAGCATGACCAGCGAGCGGATCAGGTCCTCGATGCCATTGCCGGCGACGAAGTTCTCAGCTGGAAAGCCGATGAATTCCGCGAGCCTCCGGTAGAACGCGGCATAGTCCGGATAGAAATTCGTCGCCGGCCACCGCTCCCACGGCTCAGGGCGTTCAAGGCGATGAAGCCTGAGGTCACCCGCGGGCGTCGGCGGGATCCGGACCCGCTTCACCTTGTACAGGTGCTGGAAGCACTCGCGATAGAACATGCAGCTGCGGCCTCGAGCTGGAACAGAGAGGGCCCACCGTCAGAGACGGCGGGCCGCCATTGTCGTCACCTGCCTCAGGTGCGCTTGCCCTTGAGCAGCGCGCGCGGGCGGGTGCAGATGTCGAGGGCGTTCATCTGGGTGTCGAGGTGGACGCCCTTGCCGTTCGGCATGTCGTACTGCTTCTGGTACAGACGCTGGCCGATGGTGTTGACCGTCTCCTTGTAGTCCGCGGGCGCGTAATACGTGCGGAACAAGCCAGGGACGCCCATGGGGAAGAGGTGGCACTTGTCGGTGTCGACGAAGGTGGTACCGCCCACAGAGCCGCGGTAATTCTCCCAGACGATGCCGCCGAACTCGAAGGCGCCATAGATCTTGTTGCCGTTGGGGAGGACGTAGCCGTCCCGCAGCACAGAGGCCATGCTCGTGTTGGCGTAGCTCGCCACGACCTCCTTGTGGGTCAGGAGATCGTCGAAGAACGCGTCACCGCAGAAGGAATGCACGCTGGCGAAGGGCGTGCCATCGAGCACGCCGGCGATCGAGCGGACGACGCCGGCACAGGCCTTACGGAGGGCGCCGCTCGCCGGGCTCGCATTGTCGAGATCGAAGTCGATTTCGCCGATCTGGCTCACTCCGAAGAGGGTGAACAAGTTCAGCGTCGACGAGTCGGCATAGGTCACCAAGCCCTTGATGGCGCCAATGCGGGAATATTCCTGCGTCGCCTCCATGGACTGGGAATGGATCGCCATGCGCTCGGCGAGCTTGCCCTGGACCATCTCGATGTCGGTTTCGGAACCCCAGGCGCGAACGCCCTGGACTTCCTCGGCCATGACGGCGTCGTTGATCTCGAAGTGCGGCACGCGGATGTCCAGCATCGAGCGCTTCGACTTGTCGAGTGTTTGCCCAGGTCCGCCACGCGGCGTGGGGGAGACGAGGGACAGTACACCGTCGCGAGATTCGATCGCGGCAGCGGTCTTGTCGATCCCGGACTCCTGAAAGAGGCCGAGCTGGCCAATGCGGCCGGGGACGAACTTGACCTTGTTGATCGCGTCCGTGAGGGAGACGACGCTGAAAGCATCGTTCTTGAAGACATCCAACATTTGAGGCTCCATTTGAGGATTGGCACACCCGAATGGGGGCCGGGCAGCCTTGCCAAAGGGCCGTTAATGGCGAGAGGCGCCGCCATGTGCGGCGCCCCAATTCGTCAGCGGCAGATGATGCCGAGGGCCTTCAGGGCCGTTTTGGCGGTCGACTTGACCGTGGCGGCCGAGTTCTCGTCCGGATAGGTGAGGAGGCCGCCATTCAGCTCAGCATCGCGGGCGATGTAGGCCGCAGCCACAGCGCCGTTCGTTGCATCCACGGCGTTGAGCAGGACGCCGAGCGGGGTCGAGCCGTCGGTGTAGGCCACCAGGTTGCCGCCACTTGCCTTCACGAGCTGGCCGGCCTTGAGGACCTGCCCGGAAGCAACCGTGCCGTTATCTCGAGAGCGATGGCCGTTTGCCTCGGAGAGGATGAATTCCGCCGTGTGGGCGGTTTCGGTGAGCGTCGTCATTTCAGTGCTCCTTGCCTGGCCGCCGCGCGGCCCTTGGGGTTGAGGATTACTTGCGGGCCGTGCGGCCGTTTACCCTGCTGATGGCGGCGTCCCAGCCAGCGCCGGCAGAAGCCTTGCGCTGCTCGGGGAGCAACCCGTCGGTGGGGGTCAGGGCCTGGACCTCGGCCAGCTTGGCGAAGAGCTGGGACCTGACATGTTCGATCGAGGCGCCCGACGCGATGTAGCCGTCCGCGAGCTTGGGATCGATCTGCTTGTTCTGCTTGCAGGCCATGGCGACCGCAGTGCGGATCTCCTTGGCGCTCTCTGCACGCAGCTTCGCCTGGTCGGCGGCCGCGCCCTCGCTGATGAGTGTCGCAGCCATGGAGGCGGCGCCCGCGTCAGCGCAGGTGGTGACGATGGCGAGGCAGCGCTCACGCTCCGCCTTGATCGCCTCGGCCGCTGACTTCTCGGCAGCTTCCTTCGAGGCCTTCTCGACCATTGCGGTTGCCTGTTCCTTCGTGAGGTTTGTGCCGGAGATGTCCGACATCAGTTCATCAAGAGCCATGACGGTCTCTCCTTCAGCTGTTTTGGTTTACGGCCCGCATAAACTTGCCGTAGGCCACGGAGGGCCTCGCGACTTCATCGATGAGGCCCAGGGCCTTGGCCTCACCTGCTCGGTAATATTGGGCCTCGGTGGCCAATGCGCCGGCCTTGTCGATCTTTCCGGCGCGCGCCTTGCCGACAAAGGTGGCGAATGCGTCACGCCCGCTGTTCACGTCCGCCTGGATCTTGCCGAGTACCTCGGGCGAGAGCGCCTCGTAAGGGTTGCCGTCTGCCTTGTGAGCGCCGGCCGTGATGAGCGTGACCTTGATGCCCTCCTGCTCGAGCGCCGCGGACTCGTCGACGTGCATCGTGATGACGCCGATCGAGCCTGCATATCCGGTGGGCGGTGCCACGATCGCGCGGCAGGCCGAGGCCAGAAGATATGCGGCCGACAGGGCATAGTCGGTTAGGATGGCCAGCGTCGGCTTGGCCTTGGAAAGCTCCGCAATGAGTTCTGCCGTGTCGAACGCCCCGCTCACCTCGCCGCCGAAAGAGTCGATCTCGAAGACCACGCCCAGGATGCCGGGATCCCGCATGGCGCGGCGGACTTGCGCCTGGATGCCCTCGTATGAGGTCTCGCCCGAGTCCATGCCGATGAACTTGCCCTTGTGGACGAGGGTGCCCTCGATGGCGATCGTCGCGATGCCGTTCTGGACCTGGGGAAGGAGGCGGTCGCCCCTCCCCACCTGCTCAAAGGCGGAGCCGAGGGGGTCACCAAGGACACCCATCCGCTCGCCGAAGTTCTGCAGCAGGACACTCTGGCCGGTGAACTTGTGGCCGACAGCCTGCATGATCGCCCGGGCCTTGCCGGGATCAATCATCAGCGGCACGCCGAAGACGCGCGCAGCAAGGGTGGGCAATCGCATCTGATAGTCCTCCTGAGCCTAGGCGCTCGGATTGTCGGTAGCGGCCGGGTCGGCCGGCGGATTGGCCTGTGAAACGCCAGTCTGGCTCACAGCACTCGCGTCGCTGTCGAAGACGAGCCCCAGGTCATCTGCGCGATTCTTGTCGCGAGCGATTTCGGCGTCGAGATCTTCGACGTCTTCGCCCTTCTCGGCCACGATCTGAGCCCGTGAGGTGAAGCCGGCGCGCACCTCGTTGCGCTTGGCGGCAACGTCCTGCACCGGGTTGATGTACGGTCGGACCGGCGCAATCCAGCTCGGGCGCAGGACCTGATTCATCGGCACGCCGGCAGGAACCTTGATGGTGCCGGCCATCATGGCCAGCTCAACGAAGCGCTGCGCAATGGGCCGGCAGAACTGAAAGGCCATCAGCTGGTACTGGATCCTCTCGAGGCGCCGATAGAACTCGTTCATTCCCGAGCGCCAGGTCCGGTCGTTGATGCCGGAATAGTCGCCGGAGAGCTGCTCGTAGAGCAGGCCCACCGAAGCCGCGATGCGGCGCATCTGAATCTTCAGGAAGGCCTCATAGGTGTTCCCCGCTTCCGGCGGGTCGGAGAAATTCACGTTCTCGCCCGGGCCTAGCACCTGCATGAGACCGGGTTCGAGGGACGCCACCTGGCGGCCGTTCTCGTCGGGATTGGCGTCGCCCGTCGTGCCAGGCGGAAACGTGCCGTTGGCTCCCGGGCTGATGAAGCCGGCGAACAGGTTGCCGACCTTCACCCTGGTCACGACGGCGTCGTTCATCTGATCGATGTCGTACATGGTCAGGAGTGCGCGCGAGAGCCAAGGCTCCCCGCGGATGCTGCTCACGCGGCGCACGCCGGCGAGGTGAATGACGTCGTCTGCGGGGACGCGCGAAAGGAAATTCATCATTCCTGTGCGCAGTCCTGCGTCGCCCGGGTGCTCTGGATAGAGCCAATAGGCGATGCGCTGACCGATGAGGTTGAACTCGACACCGTTGACGATCTTGCCGGTGTCGGTCGCCTCCGTCTTCTCGACCGGGCAGTGTTCGCCCTCGAGCAGCTGGACCTGCAGCGGAACCGGCAGTCCGTCTTCGACTCTTCGCACCCTCATGCGGCCGAAGATGTCGCCACCTTCCATCATTCCGGAGAAAGCCAGCGCCTGCAGGCCGTAGAAGTCGCAGCGACCTTCGGGATCGGCGAAGTCCGTCCAGTCCAGCCAGAGCTGGGCCAGCGCCTTGTTCAGGTCACGGTCGGGTGTCCGCCACTGCGGCTTGATACCGGTGCCGATCGCATTGGCCGTCATGACCTCGATCGCGCTGTCAGCCACCCCGTCGTTGCGGCGACGGTCCCTCGAGCGACGGCGGAGCTGGGGAAGGTCCCGGGCAACGGCGGACTGAGGGCCGGCGCTCGATCCCGTCCAGCGTGCCAGCCGCGGCGCCGAGCTGGCGGCTTCGTAAGCGGTGCCACCGCCGGCGACCTGCGCCTTCGGCGCCGGCACATACTCGCCGGTGACCTTGTCGCGCAGGCGGACTCGGAACTGCTCCATCCTATAGGCCCTTGCTCGTCTGGAAATAGACGCCGTTGATGCGCGTCGTGCCGGTGGCCGTGGCCAGCTCGCCCAGCAACATCTGGAGCGCCTGGCGCATTTCGCTCATCGAGCGGAACGTCACCTCGCGGTCGGGATACTTGGCCGTGAGGATGCCCGAGCCGATGGAGGCGCGCAGCTCGTCGATCTCGGCATTGATGACGGAAGCGGTGCGGGCCATGGATTACCTGTTCAAATAGCTCGATCGAGCGACATTCGACTGCGGCGATGGCGCCTTGCGTTCGGCCATCGCTGCCTGCTTCTCGAGTTCGGACCAGTTGACGTTGAGCAAGTGCCTCGCTGCGAAAGCGTAGACGAAGCAGTCGAGTGCCTCGTTGCGGGAACCCGGTTTCTTCTCGAAGCGCCGCACCGTCTGGCCCTTCACGTAGCGAACGACACGGCGCTCCGATGTGACCTGCTCGAACCACACCGGCTCGAGGCTGTTCGAGAACCGGATGGTCTCGCCCTTCGACAGCCGCAGCATGAGCTGCGCCTTGATTTCGTCGGTGCCGACGATGAACAACCGAACTCCGTCCACCCTCGCCTTTGCCGGAGCGATGATCGGCCGCCGGCCACCATCGCCCTTGATGGCGAATATCTTCCGACTGAAGCGAGGTCCACAGAAGCGATAGACCAGCTCCGTTATGCCGCCGTCGCCTGAGTCGACGCAGCTCGCAGCCGGCGTGAGCGTCCCACCTTTCGGGTGCCGGAACCTGGTGCGCAGCACCTCGTCAACCTCGGCCCAGGTCGTGTCGTCGATCGACTGACCCCACACCACCGAGTGTCCGAGCACATAGATCGAACCGTCGCGCGCCCAGCCGAGAAGAGTGATCTCGATGCGGTCGTCCTGGACGT